GGTTAATGATTACTCATCATTTCTCAGACGGTCTATACGCTAAGGAAACCCGTATTCCTGAGGGTCAGATGCTGATGCAACATAAGCACAGCTTTAATCACATGAGTATCCTTGCTAAAGGTAAGGTAGTTGTTCTTGTTGATAATGAATCTAAGATTGTTGAAGCTCCAGCTTGTTTAGAGATTAGTGCTGGTAAACATCATGCTGTTAAAGCTTTGACTGATTGTGTTTGGTTTTGTATTCACGCCACTGACGAGACTGATCCGTCTAAGGTTGATGAAGTCTTGATAAGTAAAGGGGAATAATATGTCATGGATTACTGGTGGTGCTATCCTTGCGGGTAGCCTTCTAAGTGGAAACGCTGCAGCAGATGCAGCTCAATCGTCTGCTAATGCTCAGTTAGAAGCAGGTAGACAAGCCGCTGAAGCTAGTCGTTTCCGTCCGGTAGGTATTACTACTCGGTTTGGATCCAGTGGTTTTCAGTTCGATCCTCAAGGTTATCTGACAGGCGCAAACTATAATTTATCACCTGAGCTGAAAGCTTATCAAGACCGAGTTATGCGTCTTACAGGGCAAGGACTCAGTTTTGCTGAGCAGGCTCCTGGAATGTATGCTCCTTTGACAGGTGCTGCTGGTGGTTTGTTTAACCTTGGTCAACAGTATCTGGCTCAGTCTCCTGAGCAGGTGGCTGCTGATTATATGGCTAAGCAGCAGGCTTTGTTGGCTCCTGGGCGTGAGCGTGAGAGCGCTGCCCTAGCTAACCAACTCTATAACAAAGGCCGTACAGGGCTTTCTATCGCTCAAGGCGGTGGTCTGATGGCTGCTAACCCTGAGCAAGCTGCATTGGCTAACGCTCGTGCTATGCAGGATCTTCAGCTAGCCGCTAACGCTACTCAGGCTGGTCAACAGAACGTAGCCTTTGGTGCTGGTTTGTTTAACACTGGTTCTGGGTTGCTAGGTGCTTATGGTCAAGGATTGACTGGCGCTTATGCACCGTTTACGGCTGGCTTAGGTGTGGGTCAAAGCCTTGAGCAGTTGGGGCAATCTCCGTTGGACATCGGTGCTCAGTTGGGTGGTCGTAGCGCTACAGCAGGTGCTAACATGGGACAATCATTGTTGTCTAGTGGATTGAATGCTGCTCGTACCGCTCAGGCTGGAAATGCTTATAACCCGCTGGGTGCCGCACTGCAAGGCTTTGGAAGCAATCCTATGCTGGCACGAAGCATATGGAATAATCCTTCCTACAACGCTTTGAATAACTCTTATTACAGCCAGTTCGGTATCACTCCCGATAACGCTGCAATAGCAATCTAAGGAGCACTAATGGCTACTGATATTGTTCAAGGCTTGTTTGGCCTTACCCCTGAAACTTATCAAGCAGACCAAACACGACAGGCTCAAGCTGAGGCTTTTCGGTTTGCTCAGTTGGATCCTTTCCAGCAGGCTAACTATGGTCTGTACATGGGTGGTCGTCAGCTTGGTGGTGTTGTAGGTCAGGCTCTAGGTGCTCAAGATCCCACGCTTCAACGGATTAGTCAGACACAATCTCTGTTGAAGTCTATTGATCCTTCTGACCCTCGCTCACTTGCGGCAGGCATTCAAGCAGCTTCTCAGTTTAACCCTCAGTTGGCTCTGTCTCTGAGTGATTCTCTGCAAAAGCTTCAGAAGAACCAAGCAGATATTTTAAAATCTCAGCGTGAGTCTCTTTCCACTGAACAAAAAAATGCAGCGGCTTTGGCTGATTCTTCTGGTGCTGAGCGTGGTTCTGAAGCATGGGCTCAAGAATACAATAAAGCACTAAAAGGACTGACAACTAAAAAGCCTGGAGAAGCTACGCTTAAGGCTCAAGCCATTGTAGAGGCTCGTCAAGCTGTCAGAAACACTCAAGAGGGTACGCCTGAAAGACTACAAGCTGAAGATATGCTCCGAGCACTTCAGATGGACAAGTACGACATTACTGAAATCGGTGTTCCTGGTAATCCTTCGCTTGTTCAGAAAGTTTTTGTTGATAAATTTGATCCTACCGCTAAACCTATTCCTTTTGGTGGCCCGATGGATCGTTATACATCTAAACAAAACATTGGTGTATCTACTGTAGATAAAGAAAGCAATCTCCGTAAAGATTTCAATACGGAAACTCAGGACATTACCAAAGTAATCTCTACTGCTGGACGTATTGAGAAACTGTTGAACATGGGTTCTTTGGGTGAAACCATTGCTCAGAAACAATTTGCTAAACTGGCAGGTGATAACAACATTTCTAACCGAGATGTGGAAGCTCTTGCTAACTTTGGTGATCTTGGTCAGCGTTTGGCTGGTACTTTGAGCCGCTTCTTTGAGGGTACTTACTCTGAGTCTCAACGTCAGGAAGCTCTTAAGTTGGTTAAAGAACTTAATGCTTCTAGTAGGAACCAGTATACTCAGAAACAACAACAATATCGTGGTCGGGCTGAAGCAGAGAATCTTCCTGCTAAAACAGTATCCTTTATTGCTCCTGATCTTCCGTCAGAAGTTCGTCCTTCTGCGCCTTTGCCGCCTGAAGGTACTAAACTTAAGAACAAGAAAACTGGTAAAATTGAGATTGTACAAGGCGGTAAACTCGTTCCTTTCACGGAGTAATTAATGGCTGAAAACTACAATCCAGACGATTATGAGGTCGTAAGTGACACTACGACTATGTCTAATGCAGAGATCCTCAGGCAACGTGCTCTGAGGGGCTTAGCAGCTCCTTTGAGTGCTGCTGCTGGCCCTGGTATGGGCTTTGCTCAAGCAGCCACTGGTTTTGCTCCTTTGGCTATGGGTACGCCTGCGGCTGCTCCTACGGCTACTGAGATCACTGAAGCCACCAACAAAGCCCGTCAAGCAATGGGGATGACCACAGGTGCTTTGCCTGAGCGTGGTCTGTTTATGAACCTTGCTGGCGCAGCTCTAGAGGAAGGTTTGAATCCTTACAACTACTTAATTCCTGGCGCTAGCCGATTGACTACCTTAGCCACTCCTGCGGCTACTGCTGTGTCTGCTGAGCTAGGCGGTGAGGTAGGTAAAAACATCACTGGAGGTGAAGGGGGTCGAACTGTTGGTTCTTTGATCGGTGGGTTGGTTAACCCTGCTGTTTTGGCAGAGGCTGGTCTAAATCAGATCACTGCTGCCCGTTCATTGAACCCTGACAAGATTAATACTCTTGTTAAAGAGTTTGGCGACCAGAAAGCAGCCTTGATGATTGCTTCAGCATATACTGCTGATCCACAACTCAAGCAGAAACTCCTACGAGCTGCTGAACTGCAAGAAGCAACCGGAATTAAGATTCCTTTGTTGTCGGCTGCTGATAATAATGTTCTGACTCAGACTGCACGTAGCTTGTCTGCTCGTGACCTTGGTTTTCAGGCTAAGTATGCTCAACTAGAGCAAGAAGCTGCTGCTCAGTTGGCTAATCGTCAAGCTAAGATCTTTGGGTCTGTGTCTGAAGCTAAAATGGCTAATGCCCTTGGAGCACCAACTAAGGTTACTCCCGCTGTCGAACAACGTGTTAAGTCTTTGACTGAGCAACTGGCTGATCTGGGTTTAGCTTTCGAGCGTTCAGAGTTCCAAGACATTGGTAATAAGCTCCGTAATCTGGTAACAGCAAAAGAAAGCCAGGTTCGGGGTGAACTGAACAAGAAATATGATGCTGTTATTAATGCCGCAGAAGATCAAGGCTATAAGGTTTCCTCTCAAGAGACTGGTAATCTGTTTAACTTTATCAATCAAGAACAGAATGATGATATTTTTAAACGATTCCCTGGTCTTTATCCTCTGGTTAAAGCACGTTTCCGTCCTCAAGAGACTGAAGCTGGCGCTCTGATTAATCCTTTGACAAACCAACCTTATGTGGCTGCGGGTAAACAGTTCCCTGAGGCTTCCATGAAGGATCTGGACAGCCTTAAACGTGCTGTTAACCTTGCTATTCGCAACGCTGGTGATGAACAACTGCCTACCTTGATGGAACTTAAGAAGCAGGTTGGTCAAGTGATTGACAATATGCCTGATGGTCTGGGAGATGCTTATAAGGCTGTTGATAAGGAATTCTATTCACGTATTGGTGTCCCTTACGGTGCTAAGACTGTCGAAGACATTAAGTATAAGGACTTTGTTGAGCAAGGTATTCCTGCTTTGACAAAGAACCGTACAGCATTGACAGATTATATTGCTAGTGTGGATAAAGACACAGCAATGCCTATTATTAAAGACGCTTTCTTTGCTGACGCTACTCGTTACGGTGTTGTAAAAGATGGTGTTCTTGACCCTAAGAAGCTGGCTCGTTATATTGAACTGAATAAAGACACTTTGAGCGCAGTTCCTGATATTAAACGAGAGTTGCAGAACCTTTCCGGTGATGGTCTTGAATTGACTTCTACTATTGCTAAACTGAATAAACTAAAAGTTGTTCAAGATGCTCAAGACAGTGCTAAGATTTTTGAGAGATTCAGTAACGCTGGTGTGGATGGGGTTGCTGCTTCTTTCTTGACCAGTCCTGAGTTCCGTAAACAGTTCTTGTCTCCAGGCGGAGCAGGTAACAATAAAGCTGCTATTGATACTCTCAGAGCTAAGCTGACTGAAAGTGTGATGAATTCTCCTAATCCGGTTGAGTTCTTGGCACAGAATAGAGAAGCTTATGATAAGTTGTTTGCTCTTCGTGGCCCATCAGGAACTAGCACACAGGCTTACTCCAAGGCTTTGAGTGACTTGGCTGAAGTGGCTAACAGCTTGCAAACTAAGTTGTTTATCAACACTCCTCTAAAGACCATTCAGCGTACAGGGCTTGAAGAAGCCACTGGCGTGTCTCCGGCGGGTTTGGTGTCGGTTATTCGTGATCGTGTGGCAGGAACCACATACAAGGCGATTAACCTGCTTAGCCGATTCTATGTTAACCAAGTAGATAGCACCACTAAAGAAGAACTTGGTCGCTTCCTGTCTGATCCTGAGGCTGTACGTAACGTGGCAGCATCCTTGAAGAAGTTGGATGCTTTGGATCTGAGTGGAACAAGCGCTCGTGCCAATAAACTGGCTAAAGACCTCCTTGGAGGTGTTGCTCATACTTTGGTGCGTAGAGGTGTGGTTGTTGGGGATGTTGTTGGTCAAGAACAGCCAGCACCTATGACTGCACCTGCTGAGTACAATCCTGGCGATTACGAAGTTGTGCAATAAGGTGTGGATCCTCTAACTCTTCTGGCTATGGCTAATACAGCCGTAGCAGCAGTCAAGAAAGGTTGTCAGCTCTATAAGGACATGAAGGGAGCTGCTGGTAACGTCAAAGAGATACTTGATGACATTAACAAGCAGTTTGCAGGCAAGAAAGTCTCTAAAGAGCAGGCACAGAAGATAGAAGAGAAAAAGGCAGAGGTCAAGGCTGCGGCCTCTGCTGATCCTAATGACGTTATTGGTAGGATTGGAGAGAACCTAGGTAACTTCTTCGATGCTTTTGACAAGATTGAACAAGCATTCTGGGAAGAAGAACGTAAAGCCAAAGCGGTTTATTCTGGTAATGAGTCGTTAGGCAAGAGAGCACTCAACCGAGTTCTTATTCGTACAAATCTAGAACGAATGCACGCAGAGATCCGCAAGGAGATGACCTGGAACACTCCTCAAGAGCTGGGAGATCTCTGGAGTAGGTTTGAGAAGATGCGTGAGCAGATGATACAGGAGCAGGAGATAGCCAGAGAGAATCAACGCATTAAAGACCAACAGACAGCCTTCCGTAAGCGGGAGTTCATCAGCTTTATTGAGAATCAGGTGATATGGGCCGTGGCACTCCTAATAATTACAATATTCCTCAGCCTGTTATTGTGGTCGATAAAGCTACACAACGAAGGCTTACTTCGGCTATGGTTGGCTTAATTGCATCATGGTTGGTTATATTGGCTTTAGTGGTGACTCTGGGATTCCTGTATACAGAGATTCAGATTGCCAAAGGTTCAAATACTTATAAAGACAAAAGAATTCAGGCTCTTAAACATCAATACGAACAAGTTTGTCGAAAGGAAGACTAATGTTGACTCTACTATCTACCCTCATCTCTTTCCTCATGGGAGGTTTGCCTAAGCTTCTGGATTTCTTCCAGGATCGTTCAGACAAGAAACACGAGCTTCAGCTTGCACAGATGCAGACTGAGCGAGAACTACAGATGCTTGAGAAGGGCTACGCTGCTCAGGCTAAGGTGGAGGAAATACGCTTAGACGAGATTAAAACCTCTAGTTCTGCTGAGACTAGCCAAGCCATCATTGGTGCTCAGCAGGCTGAGATGCAGGCCATCTATGCCCACGATATGAGCTTAAATGAGGGCACTTCTCAGTGGGTGAAGAACGCTCGTGCACTCGTGAGGCCTCTGATTACCTATGGTTTCTTCCTGTTGTTGGTCTTGATTGATTTAGGTCTGTTTATCCACGGCTACAAAAGCGGTGCATCCTTTGTTGAAATGAGCGAGCAATTATGGGATAATGACACCCAAGCGTTGTTCGCATCCATCATTGCATTCCACTTTGGTGGTCGGGCTTTTGGAAAATGATTAGCGATAAAGCTATTGAGATGATTAAGCACCATGAAGGAGTCAGACAGCTTCCATACCGTTGTCCTGCTCTGTTGTGGACTGTTGGCGTTGGTCATGTTATTGATCCGAATCATATCAAAGTACCTCTAGAACAACGTAAACAACTACCTATTCCTGAAGGCTGGGATAGGAAGCTTACAATGGAGGAAGTCAATGCGATTCTTAAGAAAGATCTCGACTCTTTTGTCAGAGGTGTTCTACGATTGTGTCCTGATAGCGCTGGCAATCAAGGCCACCTTGATGCTCTTACCAGCTTTAGCTTTAATGTGGGACTAGGCAACCTACAGAAGTCCACCATTAGGATGAAGTACAACCGTGGTGACTATGAAGGAGCTGCTGAAGGATTCCTAGACTGGACTAAGGCAGGTGGTAAGGTACTGCCTGGGCTTGTTAAGCGAAGGAACGATGAAAGAGCACTTTTCCTAGGTGCATAAAAGAAGCCCTCTTACGAGGGCTTTTTAGTTACCAGATAAAACAGATTGTTAATATACCTAGATGAAGGTAAATAACTTGGTTAGGTTCAGTATCAAAGTCAGGTAGTTCTTCTTCGTGAGGAGTCACGTAGATGCTATCCGCTTCAATACCAAACACAAGACCAGCCTTAAATTCAAAGTCTACTAACATTACCAATGCCTCCAAGTGTTAGCGATGATGTGGAGACAAGTTATCATCTCCACGATCCTCATTACGACAACAGCCTTAGAAGGCAATTTCACAGGCTCCAGCAGTGCAGGAAAGCATCTGAGCACCTTCCACATTGTCTGTACCCTCGATAAACTTCTCCCAATCAATGTTGTCAGGCATCCGCAGCGTTAGCGTCAGGAATTCACCAAGGGTGATCTCCTCATAAGGAGCCTGTCGATACGTACCACCATCGTAAGGCAGATACGATACACCAGTGACCTCATCGAAGTGATCCCAAGTCCATGCTCCAACCTTAGGCCACTCATTCTCGTTTACAGAGATGGTCACAGAAGGCTTATGCTCACACCAGTGACGCTGGAATACCAGCCACAGATCCAGGTGCTCAATAGCGCTCAGATCCTCTCGTAGAACCGCACCATCAGCTACCTTCTGAGGAAAGCTAAACACGGTGGTAGAGTCAGGCTTCATAACGCAAGGCTCAGAAGGGAATCCCTGAGCTTTGAGGAAGTCCGTCAGAGGGTCTTTGTTGTCAGAACGAACACGGCGAATGTAATGCTTACTATGCTGGGGATGGATACCACTAGCAGTTCCAGTGAGCTGAGACACAGTACCTTCCGGTTTAACGCAAGTGATAGCGGCAGACACAGGGATGCCAAGATCGTCAGCCAAGCTAGCGTTTGTACTAATAGCAACATTCTTCAGTTCCTCCAAGCGTTGAGGCAAATCAGCATCATAGGCGCTGTTAAGCAACGGATTGTCCAAGATACCAGTCATAGACACACCCAACAAACGCTCTTCCTCGGTGTTGGTCTGCCAGATCTTCCGAAGATACGGGAAGCTGGTCATGGTCGATTGAAAAGTTCCCAGAATAGTTGCCAAACGAACCTTATTCCGAAGTGTATCCTA